AGGATACTTTTGGAAGCGTACAGGAAACGGCCATGGGCAGCAATACAAATATAGTCTTTGACTGGATTGGCCACGACGCCATGTCGAGTGGTCAAATTAGCGGAATCGCCACGTATCAAGACTTTGGCATCCAGTCGTATTCCTATACGCAAGGCTTCAAACTTGACGGACAACGATTTGCACTGTTGGACTGGGACTTCTAGCATTAAGGGGGGCGATCATGATACCGAAACTGATTCAGCTACATGACTTTTGGGGCGATGGCGCGACTGACGTAAACGAGACGGCCAAGCGTTATCAGTCCATCATGCCGTCGTATGATGTTCGCGTATATAACGAAGTGCCTAAAGGTTTTTCCGCTGACGGCTGGGGGGGCCTTCTCGATGTTGACCTGCCGTCTCGTCTTCTGGCTGACGTTGTGCGTTACTGGATGCTGATGACGTTCGGCGGGTTCTACGTGGACGCCGACACTATTCCTCTTCGACCGTTCGACACGCTGTTGGATCACGGCGCGTTTGTTTCGTCAGACACGGGAACTCCATATTTCTGTTTTGCGGGATCTCCGATTGGAGAACAAGTCTGGAAGAAAGCGCTTAAGCTGTGCCTGGGAAAGCGTTATCCGCGCAAACGGCATTACAACATTGCATCCACTTGGTCGGCCCTTTCGTCAGAAGTAGCCATGCTGCCGCAAAGTGCAGTATCAGACAGGTTTCATGAATGGCCGTCAGTTGATGCGTACATCATCCACAAATACCAGTCAATTGATATGGATACGACTCCAGACTTGGCGGCGGGGCCAAGATGTGCCGGGTGCCGGGAGCTTTGATCACACATGAGTTTCAGTGATTATCTAACCGAATAGCGAGAGGAAACTGAGCATGCAGTACATCCAGCCAACCGCTTACAACAATGTCGCCTTGGGCCGGAGCGCGGTCACACAGAACAATGCGCAATGGGATTATCAGCACGAGTTGCTTGCTTGGCAGAAAGAATCGGAAGCTACCCGGCAGAAGGCGGCAGCAAGGTATCTTCGCGGCATGAAGGGTTCTTTAAGTAGCGCTACCCGTGGCTACAACACTGCCTACAGCGATGCCAAGGGTGCGAACGAGAAACGGTATCGGCAGCTGCTTGGGCTGGCAGACGACGTCTCCGGGCAGAGACGCGATGATATCGTCACCTCGTACGATGAAGGGCGGGCTCGCATGCAACAGCAGCTGACGTCCTCAGGCATGGCTAACACGACCGTCGCGCCGACCATGGCGCTGGGGTACGAACGGCAGAAACAAGCGGCGCTCGATCGTTCCGGAGACGCTGCTACGCAGCTCAAAATGCGGGTAATCGAGGGACGTACAGACGCCTATCCGGATCAGTCTGCTATCATTGCGCTCGCGCAAGCCTACGGCGGGGCTGTCGGCAACTTCATCTAAAGGATGATTCATTATGCCTATCGTAGTCAAACATGACGCTTCTGTTACTCCCCTGACGCAACTGGCGTACGGTGCCGGATACGGGCAGACCGCGAGCAAGCGGCTCAAAGAAGAGCGGGCCAGCAACCAAGCCGAGCGCGAGCGGGCCCGGCAGGATCAGCAGGCCCGGGAGAAGCTCGCCCACCAAGAGCACGCGGCCGAGGCCAATCGCGAGCATCAGCTCGACCTCCAAGACCGCGCCCAGGAGGACCGGCTGGAAGCTGCTGAGTTAGCGGCCCGGATAGGCGAACAGTCGGCGATCTTTGAGCACAAGCTGAAGATCGGCGATATCGGCCTTTTTTACACGGCCAAGCATCAGGCCGAATGGGAGAAGTACAATCGGGCGATACAAAAGGTTCGCGAGAGCGACGACTTTCGGCCAAAGGAAAAGGCCGAGATTATTTCTAAGCTCAGAGCGAAACAGCTGGACAACGAGAGGGAAGGGGCGCTGAAGGCCGACACGCCTACTCCGGCCGAGCGGCTTGAGCAGACGACCTTCCTCGATCCCAAGACGGGGATGCTGATAGGTTGGGACAAGGACGGGGTGCCCAAGAAGGTAGGGGATGACAAGTCTGTTATCACGTCGAAGGACGTGGCCGATGCCTACGATTCCGCCTACAAGGGTATGCTTAATCCAAGCAGTGAAACCCTGCCCAAGCACGAGGACGTCATGGCTAGGGCCGTCGAACTATTGCAGCTCAAGAAAGCCTTGAACATGCCGCCTCCGCCGGTCAACCCCAACTTGGACCAAACCGGCCAGTACGAGGACGACGTGGACCCCGAGACCGGGGCGCTTGTCGAATTTCGTCGGAAGAAGCCCGGGATGTTCGAGGATAGCAAGCTCAAAGCGAAAGAGGCAAGCGGCGTCAAGATCCCCGATCTCTCCAAGGTTGCGCCCGCCACACGTCCCATGGTCATCGCAAACTGGAACAATATTGTGGGGATCGTGAACACCGCCAAGGACGCTGCTATCACGGCTCGCGCCAAGGTCCGAGAGGCGACAGGCAAGGTGGCCGGACCTGAGTTGGACGGGATGAAGCGCGATCAGCTGATAGCGGAGACTGTGTTTGCCGCCAAGCGTAAAAGGCTCAAGGCGTTCCGAGAAGCACTGAGCGCCAAGATCAGGGAGAGCGGTAAGTCCAAATGACCAACCCCGTGGACTACTCGAAAGAAGCCACAGACGTTCTTACTGCTGGAGTGAGCCCGGACGCTATCGCCGAGGCCCGGGTGGCGTTGGGCGCGTGGTCAGAAGATCAGGCTCAGCAGTTCTTGATACGGTATGATCGGATCAAGGGTGACAAGGCCGTCCGGAAGGACGCACAAGACCGATATCGTGCCGTTGACGAAATCCGCGAGCGCCGGCAGACTTTGGAAGGCTTGAGCAAGAGTCTCAAGCAAAGGCATGAGCCGATCGGGCGCAGTGCGGGCGCTGGCGTAGCGCAAGCTGTGCTCGATGCCGGGAGCCTTGCCGCCAGACCGTTCAGCGGAGAGACGGCCGACAGGCTGGCTCACGAGAGTAATCTCTTTGACGAAGCGGCAAGGCAGTCAAACGAGGGGGGAGCTATCCCTGAGTGGATCTTGACCGGAGTACGCGGGGCGTCCCGATCGGTAGCGACGGCCGCCGCGTTTGCTCCCTTGGGTGAGTTCGGGATTATTGGCATGTTCGGGATAATCCGGGGGAACCAAGCTATCACGGAAGCCAACGACGCCGGCCTTACCGGGAAAGACAAACGGGCGTACGTCGGCCGAGCTGCGTTGATTGAGGGCGGAATAGCCGGGGCGTTCTCCGCTGTTGGCTGGGGCGGCTTTGAGAAGATCCTCGGGGGGAAGGGCACTGTGAGTAAGGCGGGGATAAAAGGAATCCTGAAAGCCGTGGGGATCTCCGCAGCACAAGAGCTGCCGGAAGAGGTCCTTACCGAGATGGTCGACAACTATAATCAGGCCTTCAGCGGCGTTGAACCGGATGCTATCACGCCCGAGAATCAGATGCGTACCATACGCGACACGGTCATTCAAACCCTAATGGCAGTGGGCATGACCGGGATAGTGAAAACCTCCTTGGTTCAGGACGCGCTCAAGAAAAGGGATCAGGTTGTATCCGGTCTCGCGCAGTCTTACGGGTTGCCGGAACAAACCACGAGATCGGCCTATGACGAAGCCGAGGCTCTACACAAAAAAGGATGGGACTTCGATATCGCTTTCGGCCGGTCTCTCGAAAAGGCGCAACTGACCACGAAGACGGGAGCCTTGGCGTGGGCTTTCCGAAATCCGCAAATGGCGGACGCCCTGGCCGACATCGTTCAGCCGAGTAGGAAAGATTTCGCCGACAACAAGCTGCCGGCCATGGCAGCAGAGGACCGGGCCCGGTTGTCTCAGCTCTTGCGCGAGGCGCGGGAAGTCCCGCTGCCGCCGAAGCAGCAGCAAGAAGAGACCGCACCTCCGGCAGAAGAGGACTTGCCTCCCCCGCCCGAGCCAGTGACAGAGGGTCCGGAGTGGTTGCAGGCGGCCCAGGCGCTTCAGGAGGCGCGGCCGGACCTGTACGAAACCGTCGATGACATGACTGGGATGACTCTGGTTGAGATGCAGGACGCCATGCCCGAGGACGATCTTGGGGATGTCGAGGTTCCGGATGACGCCGAAGCCGAGGCAGCAGCCGAAGAGCAAGCGGTCAAGACTGAGGATCTCGGGGAGGTCTCGGACGCGGACTTCGATGATATCATCAACGAAGTCGAGGAAGAGATGAAGGACGAAGAGGAAGCTGATATCACGCCTGGGGAGCCCGCCCCCGAGGCCGAAGAGACAGCCCAGGGAGAAACCGAAGCACAGCGCGGACCCCGGGTACTGATCGAGTCTGCGGCAAAGCACGGAGTCAAGGGAGTAGGGGAAGCAGCGCAAGCGTTGCACGAGCTATTCGGGGGTAGTCAGAGGATGGGGGCGGGGATGCCGTCCTTTGACCAAGAGACCTACGAGAAGATAAAACCCCACCTGCATGCCGCCTATGCTGAATTCGTCGCGGCCGGTCGCGATCTCAAGGATTTTGTGAGGTGGGCGATGTCGAGTGGAGCGGGTGCTCGCGAGTATCTGAAGGCGTTCAAGGCCGAGATATCCAAGCCGACCGAAAAAGAGGGTGAAGTTTCTGACAAAGAACTGCCTGTAGCGGCCTTGGCGGATAAGCTCATTGAGAAGATTGCAGCGGGAGAGAAGTTGACTTGGCAAGCCTTGTTTAAGGCTGCCGATCTGGCCTATGGCGGGACGCGGGCCGAGAACAGGTACCGGAGCACCGACGCCTACGAGGCGCTTGAGTTCGCTGTCAATAGGTTGGTGGGCTCAGAGGTGGACGTCGATGTCGCTACCGCACAGAAGGCCGTAACGGAGATCCAGGGGATCTTGCAGCAGGTCCCGACCCAAACCATGCGCTCCGGGGAAAAGGATCTCATGCAGCAGTTCTCCACGCCTGCTGACTATGCTTATGCCGCTGTTTGGGTTGCGGGCGTAACCGATCAAGACGTTCTCTTAGAACCTTCCGGCGGGACCGGCAGCTTGGCTACTCATGCGTCCACTACCGGGGCAACGGTTATCGGGAACGAACTTTCCAAGAGGCGGGCTGCTCTGCTTTCTTGGTTCGCTGACAGGGTGTTCACTGAAGACGCCGAGCAGTTGTCTAATGTTTTGCCTGATGATATCAAGCCTACTGTGGTAGTCATGAACCCCCCGTTTAGCCAAGCCGGCAAACGGATGGGCGGCAAGATGCAGCCGTTGACCGGCGCAAAGCATATCGAGCAAGCTCTCAAGGTTCTCCAGCCCGGCGGCCGGCTGGTCTCGATCGTAGGCCGCGGCATGGCTCCCGGGCGTCCGAGGTTTGCGGCATGGTGGAGCAAGATTGGGAAGACGTACAAGGTAAGGGCGAACGTCGGAGTTTCGGGAGATGTCTACGCCAAGTACGGTACTCGGTTTGGGACGCGCTTACTCGTGATTGACAAGACAACCCCGGGCGGGGAGATGGTTACAGGCGAAGTCGAAACGATAAGCGAGCTGATTGAAACACTGAAGGAGGTCCGAGATGCAAGATCCATGGACGTTACCGATCAGCCTGAAGGCGCAGAAGGCGGCGAAGGAGCTGGAGGCGACGTTACCGACGGGGGTGTGGCCACCGATAGCGCTGATGATGTGGGCGATGGAGAGCGGGACGATGGAGGAAGTGAAGAGGGGGGCGATGGAAGCGATGAGGGACATGCTGAACACACTGGCAGGGGCGGAAGAGGAAAAGGCGGCGGCGTGGCTACTGGGGGAGGAAAGTCCGGAGTACAGTCCGGGGAACAATCCGGAGGAAACGATTCAGGAACTGATGGACACACTGCATCTGAGGATGTCGGCGACGATGGAGGGGTACCCTCCGACGTTCCTGGGGTAGACGTAGAGACCGCCGAAGAGTCAAGGGCAAACGAAGAGGAAGAGGGAGGAGCCTTTGAGACCTACTCCCCGAGCACCTTGGTCAAGGGGGCGCAGGAGCATCCGTCTCCCCTGGTCGAGTCTGCCGCCATGGCCAGCGTCAAATCTCCGCCCGTAAAGTATCGGCCCAAGATTTCAGCCGCGCTTATCAAGGCAGGTGTCTTCTCGGATGCACAGCTTGAGGCGATAGCCCTGGGCGGTGAAGCGCACCAGAAGTCTATCCTTCTTTCCACAGAAGAACAGGAAGAATTTCAAGAGCTGCGTCCGGGCCGACCTGTGCCCGAGGCCAAGACAAAGGGCATCTTTGTCGGAGACGGGACCGGGTCCGGAAAAGGCAGGGTAGCGGCTGGCTTTATCCTTGACAACCTGAACCAAGGACGCAAGAAAGCCGTCTGGATCTCTGAGAAGTCCAGTCTACTCAAGGACGCTAAACGTGACTGGTCGGCTACAGGCAAAGACGAAGGGGACGTCTTTCTTATCAACAAGACAAAGGTGGGCGATGATATCAAGGAATCCAAGGGGATCTTGTTTGCGACCTACGACACCCTCGGCCAGTCGGCCGCGGGCCGCAAGGAGGGCAAGAAAACGCGGATAGAGCAGGTAGCCGACTGGTTCGGCGAAGACTATGACGGCGTGATCGTCATGGACGAATCTCACAACATGGGTAACGCCACTACCAGCCGCGGCAAACGGGGAAGGAAGCCCCCAAGCAACAAGGCGCTTATGGGGATCGAGCTCCAGCGCCGATTGCCCAAGGCCAAGATCGTTTACATGTCGGCCACTGGCGCGACTGAGGTAAGCAATCTCGCGTACGTTGATAGACTCGGGTTGTGGGGAGAGGGTACGCCGTTCAGGAACCGGGAAGATTTCATAGACCAAATCTCTACCGGCGGGCTTGCTGCCATGGAGGTAACGGCAAGAGACATGAAAGCGATGGGGCTTTACTTGGCAAGAACGCTGTCCTTTAAGGGAGTCGGGTATTCGCGCCTTACCCATGCTCTGAGTGTCGATCAACAGGGAATCTTTAACACCCTGGCCTCGGGATGGCAGACGGTACTGCAAAACATCGAAGAAGCACTTGAACTGACTGCCGGGTTTGAGAATGTAAGCGGGGAGGTCCAAGTTGACCGCGGAGCCAGGGCGAAAGCTATGTCGGCGTTTTGGGGAAGGCATCAGCTCTTCTTTAACCAAGTGCTCACGTCCTTGCAGATGCCTTCCGTAATCAAAGCCGTCGAGAAAGATATCGCGGACGGAAAAGCGGTTGTGGTCCAGCTGGTCAACACGCTTGAGGCGTCAACGGAGCGGGCGCTGGCCAGTATGACGGACGAAGACAGTCTTGAGTCTCTTGATATCACGCCTCGCGATGAACTGATGCAGATGATTGAGAAGTCTTTCCCGGTTACGCAGATGGAGGAATACCAAGACGCGGACGGGAATACTCGAATCCGGGCCGCAGCTGACAGCAACGGCGAGCCTATCCTTAACAGAGAAGCGGTAGCCAAAAGAGATGCCTTGCTTGAGCAGATGGCGTCAATCGCTACGCCCGAGGCTCCGCTCGATCAGCTCATTAACCATTTTGGATTCAAGAATGTGTCCGAGGTTACGGGCAGAAAACGCCGGGTTGTCAAGGGGGAGAGCGGCAAGCGCGAGATCCAGAAACGCGGAAGCCGCGCCAACGCGGCAGACATTGCAGCGTTCATGGACGGCGATCGTGATATCTTGATCTTCTCCCAGGCCGGCGGGACGGGCGCTTCGTATCACGCGGACCCGACAAGGAAAAACCAAAAGCCTCGCGTCCATTACGTGCTTCAGCCGGGTTGGCGGGCCGACAAAGCCATACAGGGGTTGGGCCGGAGCCATCGAAGCAATCAGGTACACACTCCAGAATACAAGCTGGTCGAGACAGACCTTCCCGGGCACAAGCGGTTCATCTCAACGATTGCGCGACGGCTTGAGCAGTTAGGGGCGCTCTCCCGTGGCCAGCGTGATACCGGCGGCGGCGGAATGTTCTCTGAGTCTGATAACCTTGAGGGGTCTCACGCTCACGACGCCCTGTCAAAACTGATGCACGATATCGTAGACGGAAGTAACGATATAGACATTGACGAGTTTGAGCGGCAGACCGGACTGAAGATGCGGACTGATGACGGAGCCGCGTCGAACGGCATCGAAGAGATGCAGACCAACAAGTTCCTTAACCGGCTTCTCTCGTTGAACATCGATATGCAAAATAAGGTGTTCGACGCCTACTCGAAAATCTTGGCCCGGGAGATCGAGATAGCAATAGCGACCGACACGCTGGACACCGGCATGGAAGAGATCGACGCCGTTAGGATCGAGAAGGTAAGCGAAACCGTTGTACGCAAAGACGCAAACACGAGCGCTGAAACTCGGCACGTAGAATTGGCAGTGTACGAACATGCGTCAAAGGTTTCATGGGACCGGGTAAGGGTGATATCCGGCGCTCTTTTCGTAAGGAACAAACGCAGCGGGGTGTCTTACGTGCTTCAGGACGTAGGCGACCGCACCGACGCAGACGGCCGGATCGTGAGGATGTGGGCAAGGTGGAGCCCGGCGGCAGGTAAGAAGATGATCACGCGAGACGAGGCCTCTTTTCGGTATGAAAAAGCAGAAAAGGAAGAAGTCGGGAAGGAATGGGATGAACGCTTAGAGGCCGCTCCGGATCTTGAGAAACGTCCTATGCACCTGATAACCGGAGCGCTGCTGCCGGTATGGACTAAGCTCTCCGGATCTCCGCGGATTCGTCGCGCTGTCACTGTGGACGGCGAGCGATACCTCGGCCGCGTGGTGCCAAACTCCAAGATCCAAGAGACCCTTAAAACGCTGGGGGTCAACCGGGAGATTAAGACGCCGTCTGCCGACGAAGCTCAGCAGCTCTTGAGCGGCGGCGGACAAATCGGGCTGGAGAACGGTTGGACAATTATCAGCGGAAGGGTCTCGGGGGATCTCCGGATAGAGGTTGTCGGCCTGACGTCGCCGTCCGAGTTTGATCTACTCCGGAACATGGGCGCGATGATCGAGAAGCAAGGCTATCGGATGCGGGCCTTCATCCCCGTCGGTGCTGAGTTTGACGCGGCCTATCAGCGCCTTATCGCTCATACCAGAGTGGACAGTGTCGTAGCGGCCGAAGACGACGAAGCCATGTACGCCAACCCGTCCGGCGCTTTATCCAGCAGAGACGCCCTGAGTAAAGGAAAGATCCACCCGACCAAGCGGGCCAGCGACCAGACTCAAAAAGTAGACGTGATCAACGCGATCAAGCGGCTGTGGCCGCGGTTGACCGTTCGAGGACCCGCAACCATCGTCAGGCGGAAGGCTCTTGGATGGTACAACCCGGCGCTGGGGCTGGCGAGACTGAAAGACGTCCGCGATATCACCACTGCACTGCATGAGCTGGGGCATTACTTCGATCATCAGCGCCAATGGTGGTCCAAAAAGCACGGGCTTCCGCCCGGCATCCCGAGAGAACTCGCGCAGTTGGGGCGCGATCTCTACGGCGACACTCGGCCCGCTGGCGGATATCGAGCGGAAGGATTCGCCGAATTCATCCGAGAATACCTGACGGGCAGTGACGAGATCCAGGCGCGCGCGCCCAGGCTGTACGCATGGTTCACAACTGAATACCTGGCCGACAATCCCGACGAAGCCAAGAAGCTCCGAGAAGTCGAACTGCTGGTATCACGGTTTAATCATCAGACACCGCAAGAAACCGTACAGGCCTTTGTCGCTCCGCCCAAGAAAGACTACTCGGTACAACGGATCTCGACTGTGCTACAGGCTTTCGACGCCAAGATACACAGCTCAGCCATGCCGGTCCTTCAGGCTATGCAACGTACCGGGGCCGACCTGAGCCAGCTGCGGCCAAGCGACAACCCATTTATGTTGATCACCATGCACGCACGTAGCGCGGGCGGGCGTACCCTTCATTCTGTTCTTGGCGATTCCGTGGATCTCTACGGGCAGAAGACGGGAATAGGGCTTAGAAAGGCGCTGGAGCCGATAGCAGAGCTAGGAGACAAGGTTGTCGATGACTGGGTTTCCTATGCCGTCGCAAAACGCGCCACATACCTGCATGCTCGCGGAATTCAATCGGGCATATCGCCGGCCAAGGCGGACGCCGTTGTGAAAGAGCTGGGGTCAGAGATGTTTGACGCCGTCCTTGACGAAGTAACCGCCTGGAGCCGGCGTATCCTGCATCTACTGGTAGAGTCCGGAGCCATGACGGAAACCGAGTTTGAAAAGATCGAGCTGATGAACCCCGTGTACGTTCCGTTCTCCCGCCGGTTCAGCGAGAAAGAGCTTCGCAAAGGTCGCGCCGGCAAAGGCCGCGGCGTTTATCGTATCAAGGGAAGCGGCCGGGAGATCCACAATCCGCTTGACGCCATGGTCCTTCAGGCTGAGCATATCATCAAGGTAGCCCAGCAAGCAGACGTCCTCCGGGCGCTGGTGAAGTTCCATGACTCGCAAAAAGGCGAGGGAGGCACGGCCGACGCGCTGGGCGGCATGATAGCAGAGGTAAGCGCTCCGAAAGAGGCGACCACCTTCTCTATCGAAAAGATCAAGAAAGAGATAGCGGAGAAGGCTATCCAGCTGGGAGCCGACCCGGAAGAAGTCGCGGCCGCCATGATGGAAACTTGGCAAGAACAGCTCACAGTCTTCACGCCGGCCAAAGAGTACAAGGGAAAGGACAACGTCGTTGCAGTCACCGTCAACGGCAAGCGTCGATTCTTCGAGCTCGACTCAACGCTTATGCCGATCATTCAGGGCATGGCGAAAGACAGCGTTCTTGGTGGCCCGCTTGGCGGACTGAGTAGAAGAGCCGTCGCGCTGCAACGCCTGGGCGCTACCGGGCTCAATCCCGCGTTCGGGCTGCTGCGTAATCCACTTCGCGATACCCTGACGGCGTTTGCGTTTGCCGATTATCATTTTCATATTCCCGTGATATCAACTATCCACGGATCGATTCTCGACATCGCCGGCACTGACCAAGCGCAGATGTATCACGCCCTGGGTCTCGACATCGCCGGCATGATCGGGCAAGACATGGCGGCAGCCAAGAGAGCGGCCAAGAGAGCGACGGCGACAACGAAGCTGGGCAAGCTGAGAACGATGGGGGTCCTGTCAGGGCTGAGGGAAGCTCTATCGCACTCCGAGGTAGGCCCGCGTCTGATGGAATTCAGGGGCGCTTACAAGCACGGCCTGAAGACGTGGGGCACTGACGCTGATGCTGCCGTGTTGGCGTCGTGTGCTGCCAAAGATATCACGGTCAACTTTTCTCAGTCCGGATCAGCCGGCCGAGCCATCAACGAAACCGTGTTATTCTTCAACGCCTCGGTTCAGAGCGTGATGAAACTCTCCCGAGCCCTGGGCGTCGCAAAGCCCCTGCCGTGGGGCAAGATCCAGACCAAAAGGGGGAACCTCGCGAGAACAGCCCGGCGAACGCTGGGCGGGATGACGTTCGTGTCGTTGATGAACTATTTCCGGAACCGCGACAAGGATTGGTGGAAGGACCTGCCGGCTCATGAGAAATGGGGCTATATCCACGTCGGCGGGCCGAGCATGGACAAACCTATCTTCCGCGTTCCGTTGCCGTTTGAGGTAGGATCTCTGTTCGGGGCTATCCCGTGCGCGTACCTCGAAGACAAGAGAAACCCGGGAGCGCTCGATGAAGCGCTCAAAGTTTTCTTTGACGGCGCATTTCCCCTTGAGATTACCTCGATCCGCGGGTTCCTGAGAAATGTGGCGCTTCTCTCTCCTGCCGTGGACACGGTTGCGAATAAGGACTGGAAGGACGCCGACATCGTCCCACAGTACGCCAAGTACAGCTTGAAGAAAGATCAGGCCAAGGTAACGACCACGTGGCTGGCCAAGCTCATAGGCGCACACGTCCCGGGCGGATACAGCCCTGCCAAGATCGATCACTTGATTAACGGGTACACCGGCAACCTGTACCGGCGTATGCTGGACACGATAAAGCTGGCGGTCGACCGATCGGACATCGATCTGACCAAGCCGTCTTCGCTGCCCTTGTTCGGTACGCTCTTCTTGCGTCCGGAGACGTCCCGTTCTATCGGCGACTTCTACGATCGGCTCGATCTGATATCACGGAAGAAGAAGTCTGGAGATGCGAGCGTGGAAGAGCTGGGCGAATGGATCTTGATGGATCGAGTATCGAGGAACCTGTCGGGCGTTTGGTCTGAACGGCGGGACGTGATATCATCCGGCAAGAACGCCGGAGCCAAGAAAGCCGGAGCCTTGGTCATGATCAAGGAGGCCCAGGCCCTTATCGCCACGACCAAGAAGCTGACCAAGGCTGATCACAGAAAGGCGGGGATAGGCAAGCTGGCCTATGACGCCACCTCTCCCAACGCGGAGCCGGACAAGAAAAAACTCGCCCAGGATCTACTCGGGTCGGTTGGCGGCGAAGAGATCAAGGCGGCGCTGAAGGTATTCCGCAAAGGCAAGACGACCGCCATCATGGGTCCTTCCAAGAAGCTGACCGCATACGGAAAACGGTTGCGCGAACTGAAGAAACTGAGGCTATCAGAATAATTTCTCACCTTTTTTTCCCGATCCGGGTTGATTACGGTTTTTCGCGACATACCAGTAGTATTGACTACGGCAGCAGTACCGCTTAGCGAACTGCTAGGGGTCATAAGGTGCGTAAAGCACGGCCCGGTAGCCCTGCGGTCCCTGGGACTGCCGCGGGGCTACCCCGTACCTTCTCCACCACCATAGAGGAGAACGCCCATAAGCCTTCTTGCGAGCCTTGCGAGTCGAACCACCACAGGAGAAAGAGATATGTCCATCACACTTGCCTCACTTCAGAGAGGCGTCCGGCTGAGAGCGCCCCGGGTCATCGTACTCGGCGTTGAGAAGATTGGTAAAACGACCTTCTCATGTGGGACGACCTTTGACGAGAACGGTAAGATCATCGAGACCGGGATAAACGGACCCGTTGTGATCCCGGTCAAGGGCGAAGAGGGCGTAGACGCCTTGGACGTCCCAGTCTTCCCCACCTGCACATCCTTCCAAAATCTGATGGAAGCGCTTACGGCGCTTTACGTGGAGGAGCACGAGTACAGAACCGTTGTCGTGGACTCGGCCAGCGCCTTGGAACCGTTGGTTTGGGATTCCGTCTGCCAGCAGTACAACGTCGACTCCATCGAGAAGGTCGACGGGGGATATGGAAAAGGGTACACGGCAGCCGTGAGCGAGTTCCGGAAGCTGCTCGACGGACTCGACGCCCTTCGCGCCGAGAAGAACATGGCCAGCATCATCATCGGCCACGTCAAGGTGAAGCGCTTCGACGATCCCGCCGGCGAAAGCTACGATCAGTTCATGTTCGACGTACACGACAAGGTAGCGAACCTGTTGTTTCGCTGGTCCGATCTGATACTCTTCTGCAATACCAAGGTCGTGGTCAAGAAAGAGGACCAGGGCTTTGGTAAAGAGACACATCGCGGCATCGACGTCTCCGGCGGCAAGCGCTTCCTGTTCACGCAGAAGCGGCCCGCTCATCCCGGCGGCGGCCGCGGCGCGTTCGGCCAGCTCCCGTACGAGCTCCCCCTCGATTACTTGGCCTTTCAAACCGCCGTTGAGGCCGCTGCTGCGGAGGCCGTAGCAATCGGGGGCGAGAAATGAGTCCATGGGAGAGAAAAACCGATCAGCTTCACGTCAAATGCGATCGGTGCAGAAGAACAACCTCTGCTGATAGCACGTTCCGAGACGGGAAAGACAAAATCTGCCCCAGGTGCTACAAGTCTGATACCATCGAACACCGGAGGGAGATCCTTAACGAATTTCCGCCTCACGGAATAGTCTTGAACCGAAATATCCTGCCGCGACCGCGGTCAATGAGATGCACCCGCACCACCACATAGCAAGGAGATTGAATTCATGCCCGGTAACATCAGCGAACTTTACGGAGAAGACTTCGACACCCGCCGAGAGGACGCGGCAACCGGCTCCTTTGAGCCGCTCCCGCCCGGTTGGTATCCGGTCATGGTCGATGACGCGGAGATAAAGGACACTCGGGCCGGGACCGGAAAAATCCTGAAGCTGGAGCTGGTCGTGATCGGAGAGACGTTCAACGGCCGGCGGATCTTCGCAAACATCAACCTCATGAACCCCAACGCGAAAGCCGTCGAGATCGGCATTCGCGAACTGGCCGCGCTGGGTCAGGCTTGCGGGTTGGCGGCTATCGCGGACTCGGACCAGCTGCTTGGACAGCAGATCATGGCCCGCGTCAAGATCACGTCGGCCGAGAGATCGGGAACCGGCGAGCCCGACAATAACGTCACGGCCTACAGAGCGATCGACGTTCCAACCGCGGCTCCGCCCGCAGCCGCCCCGGACTCCGACCAAGCCAATACGCCTGCCCCACAGCAAGCCGCTGCGGTAGGAGCCGCCCCAACGGCCTACAAGGCGACACCCCCCGCTGCTCCCCCCGTCAAGGCTCCCGTCAAGAGCAAGATGCCCTGGGAAAAGTAGCCGACTTAATGGCTGGTACTTAGAGGTGTTGATAGCCAAGATAAAATAGCGGAACCTCCGGGCCGGTGAGAGGCCGGCACTATTTACCATCATACAAGGAAAAGACCAATGAATGAGTCAGCACTACAGGAATTAGCCGGCCAGTTGTTTCAAGCAAAACGTGCCGAAGCGGAGGCAAAAATCGAGCGGGTCGAGATTGAAGAGCAAATTGCCGCGCTGGTCGAGACCAACGACAACGGCAGCAAAACCGTGGACACGGGGAACGGGCTGAAGGTCACAGTCAAACGAGGCCTCAGCTACTCGGCCGACCTCGATTCTATCATGGGGCTGGACATCCCTGGAGAAACCATGCCGGTCAAGGTCCAAGCGGCCAAGTATGTGTTCAACCCGAAAGAGTACGAGCGCGTACTCGCGGATCATCCGGACGTCGGCGCGAAGCTGGCCGAGTTCGTTACCACCAAACCGCTCAAGGCCTCGGTGACAATCAAAATGGCGTAACCGCACGGGTTGTGCGCCTCTGCCCGATTGCCGCTGGGCAGGGACGCCGCGCCTTCCACCTCTTCACCACCACAGAGGAACGGACCTATGAGCGACCTATCAAACTTCGCACCTCAAGCGAGCGATACGGTTAAGCAGATTTACGCTTGGCACAAGAAGATGGGCGAATCGGAACCTTCCCGCGGATATCTCGGTGCCAGCATCCTCGGGCACGAGTGCGAGCGGAACCTTTGGTACAACTTCCGGGGCTGCGTTCCCCGGTCCTTCTCAGGCCGCATGTTCCGGCTTTTCGAGACCGGCAACTTGGAAGAGCCTCGGATGGTCAAGGAACTTTGCGCCATTGGCTGCGAGGTTCACGAGGTAGATCCCAACACCGGAGAACAGTTTGCGGTGTCGGCCCTGGGCGGGCACTTCTCCGGACACATGGACGGTTGCGCGATCGGGATACCGGAAGCGCCCCTGACATGGCACGTGCTTGAGTTCAAAACTCACAGCGAAAAGTCTTTCGCTAAACTCGTCACTGCCGGGGTAGCAGCGTCAAAGCCACAGCACTATGCTCAGGTCATGGTTTACATGGGCCTGACGGGCCTGACTCGCGCTCTGTACCTCGGCAAGAACAAGAACACCGACCAACTGTACGCCGAACGAATCCCGTATGATAGCACGGCGTTCAAGTGCCTGATGAACCGCGCCGAGCGGATCATCAAAAGCACGGCTCCGCCCGAGCGGATAGCGAAACGTCAGGACAGCTTTCATTGCCGCTTCTGCGCGGCGAAAGAACTCTGCTGGGGAACCAGCGACATAGCCGTCCCGATCCCGACTAAAGCCTGCCGGACATGCTGCCACGCCACGCCGGACACGGAGCGAGAGGACGCCGTATGGGTGTGCAAAAAGCATAACTTCGACGTAAGCCCCGTGGGGAGCGCAATCGGTTGCGAAAATCACCTACTGCTGCCTGATCTCGTATCCTTTGCCGAACCGACCGATGCCGGCGACGACTGGATCGAGTTCACGAACCACGAGGACGCTGCCGTATGGCGACACGGCCCGGGTAAAGGGATGTTCAGCACCAAAGAGCTGATCACCACTGCTGGACCGCTGGGACCGCCCGGAGCTGCAAGAGTACAGGCCAAGGGAGTACAGTCGGTCGAGCCCGAGCCGGAGCCCACAGGCTTCGAGCTCCCCAAGGACCTCTCATTGCTCGCGCAATATCCTTGGCAGGATTCTGAGCGCGTTTGGGACGGCCCTTCATCCGCCCTGGGTGAAGAAATTACTCGGCTGATTGGATTCAGCGTTGCGATTACGCCAACGGCGCAGGAGAAAACGGCCGAATGGGAGGCGTTTGAGTACGGCAATCATGAACTGCTGGCCGTGGTCTATCATACCGGCGACCAGCATCATGCAGCCATCTGGAGAGGGAAGTCATGAAGCGTCCAAGAAAAGAAGCAACCTGCGCCCAATGCGGGTACAAATTCTTTGTTTCGGCAAGGAAGCCCTACCGTAATTCACAAATGGACCCCAAGAGAAGAAGGCTCCCGATTTGTCCGGAATGTCACAAGGATAACATCAGAATCTGGAACGAGCTCAAGGAGAGCCGAAGACCCGAAGGCGAGGTGTAAGCCATGGAAGCGATGAAGATATCCGAGGCGATTTCTCTTCTGACGGGGATCGAGAAACAGTACGGGAATGTCCGCCTATGCTGTGCCGCCTCTGTGGACCCCGAGACCCTATGCCGAATCAGTAGCATCGACGCTGAAAATGATGGTAGGGGTAATTGGGAATGTATCGCCAGAGTCACTAATGCCGACAAGCTGAGACCACAATACGAGGAGGACTAATAAACCATGCCGAAGCGCAAGAAAAAGGAGATGTCCGAGCTGGAGATCCGCCGGCATCAGGTAGCGGAGTACGCCGGCATGCTGGGACGCTGGGGGGAGAAGACCGGCAACATCCCTCCGGCTGAGTGCGAGACCCCGCAGGAATGGATCATGAAGCGGTTCGCCGAACACCTGAAGGAGCTGCAAGCATGACCGGCCTGTTTCGTCCACCATCGATCGAAAGCGGCGCTATCACGCCCAGGCCGTACCAAGAGGAAGCGCTTGAAGCGCTCGATCTGCACATGCGGTCCAAGGAAACGTACCCGTGCGTAGTGATCCCGACCGGCGGCGGAAAGTCGATTCTTATGGCATGGGCTATCCAGCAATGGAAACGCGCCTACCCACCCTTCCGCTGCTGCATCCTTGCTCACCGCAAAGAGCTGGTACGGCAGAACGCCTCCGAGCTGGCCAGCGTTTGGCCGGGCGGCGACATTGGCATCTATTCCGCTTCGTTGCGACAACGGGACTGTGATAGTTCCGTAGTGTTCGCCAGCATCGATAGCGTGTTTCAGAGGTGGGGAGAGTTCCCCGCCTTTGACGTGATCATCGTTGACGAGGCTCACCGGATACCCGCCCGGGGAGAGGGCAAGTACCGCAGCTTCATCAAGGGCTGCAAGTCGCTGAATCTGAACCTTCGGGTTATCGGGTTCACCGCTACACCGTTCCGGATGGGTTGCGGCCCGATCTGCCACAAGGACCATATTCTCCACGAAGTCTGCTATGAAGCCAACGTAGGAACACTGATAGCACAAGGGTTTCTGTGTCGGCTTCGGTCCAAGATCGGAGACGTACAGCCCGACATGGCAGACGTGCGCCGGAATTCGGGCGGCGATTACATCACGAAAAGTCTTGCTTCTGTCGTGGACACGCCCAAGATCGTGCGCCTTGCCATCCGATCAGCCATGGGCATCATCAACGCGGAGAAGAGACATTCCATCATCTTCTTCTGCGTGGACGTCCGGCATTGCAAGGACGTAAGTGCGGAGCTGCGTAAGTATGGGGTGCAGGCTCCTACCATCACAGCCGGGACGCATAGCCTGGACCGAGACCGCACAGCGGAAGCGTTCAAACTCGGGCAGCTCAGGGCTATCTGTAACGTCAACGTGTACACGGAAGGGTTCAACGCTCAACGTGTCGACTGCATCGTTCTCTTGCGCCCGACGTTGTCCCAAGGGCTCTACGTGCAGATGGTCGGCAGAGGGCTCAGGCAGCATCCGTCAAAGACAGATTGCCTCGTGCTCGACTACGCGCACTGCATCGAGAGGCACGGACCCATTGACTGCATCGAGGGGGGTGAGGTCAAGCTGATGACGTGCGGTCAATGCGGCGACGTGTTCAGTCGTGCTATCAGGGTGTGTCCGCATTGCGGTTGGGAGATCCCGAAACAAGAGATCGAGCGGATGGAAGGCGAAGAGCGCGAGAAGCGCATGCACGAAGCCGAGGCTTCACAGCGGGCCATCCTCGGCTCCGAGCCCGAGGAACTCAAGGTCGACGATGTTATCATCAATCGGCATAGGAAGCTGGACAAACCGGACAGCTTGCGAATTCAGTACCGTTGCGGGATGAGCGTCATCCGCGAATGGATTTGCCTCGATCACGGCGGCATCGCCGAGAACAAGGCTCGAATATGGTGGGCGCAACGGTTCGGCCGCGCGGAAGCCGGAAGCGTTACCGTTGACTCAGCGATCGAGGGGCTGTTTACTGCTCAGAGGATTAACGCTGTCACCGAGACCGTTACCGTCGTTCGACGCGGCAAGCACGTCGACATCGTCAAATACAAGTTCTCAGCTAAGAGCCAAGAACAAAACACGCAAAGGAGGGTCACACAGAATGAACCTGCATCTTCACCGCTACAGGGACACAAATCGAACCCTGATTACCCGGCTGCTGCCGCAAAAGCAATTCCGAGAACGGGCCTGCCGGTGCGGTCGCTCGCGGTTCGTTGAGATCATCGAGACAGCCGAGCTGTCCATGCCGACTCGCCTTGACGTCTTGAGCCCTCGGAGGACCCCGGCAGATGCCTAAAGAACACCTCGATTACGCGCTGGAGTATGCCGCTCGCGGTTGGCCCGTGTTCCCTTTGCAGCCGAAAGAGAAGAAGCCGCTATCGGGAACGCACGGGTTCAAGGACGCGAGCGTCAACGAAATCATTCTCACACGCCTTTGGGACCGGGAACCGGCCGCTAATATCGGCTTGGCGACCGGGAAGGATGCCGGGTTGTGGGTCCTCGACATCGACGGTCCCGCGGGTAGCAAGTCGTTGACTGACCTCGAAAACGAGATAGGACCGCTGCCCGAGACGTTAGAGCAGAAGACAGGCGGGGGCGGGCGGCAGCTGTTCTTCAAATGGCCCGAGCGGCGGGAGATCAGGAACAAGCAGAGCCTACGGCCCGGGATCGATATTCGGGGAGAGGGTGGATACGTGGTTCTGCCCCCCTCCATCCATCCGAGCGGGACGCCGTACGAATGGTCGTGCAAGCAGGATAAGCCGATCGTGGACGTGCCGGGCGAATGGCTGGACGTGGTAGTGCCGCCAAAGAAGAACGTCGCGCCATGGGAGCGCGTGTCTGAATCCCCGGGGCAAGCGGCCGCCGCCGATCCGGCCCCGATCGGCGGGACGCCGATCATCGAACGAGCCGCCCTATACCTTCGGGAATGCGACTCGGCCGTCGAGGGTGCCGGCGGTCACAATGATTTGCTTTGGGCGTCCCGCGCCCTGGTGATTGGGTTTGATCTGAATGACGCCACGGCGCTGTCGTTGTTGTGGTCGGATTTTAACCCGCGTTGCAGTCCTCCGTGGGATCAGGCAAAACCAAAGGACCGCAAAGATTTTGAGCGTAAAGTCCAAGAAGCACGCAACACGCCCGGGGTGAAACCGAAAGGATGGCTGTTGGATGAACTGGGCTTGCGGTCTGGCGAGGACATGGCAAAGGATATCGCTATCGGGCTGGAATCCCGGGACAACCTGCTGGCCAGCATCCCCGATATACTGGGGATCGAGACCAACCCCGGCGCCGCATGCGAGGTGGAACGCCAGCCGTTTCCGGTCGAATACTTCCCCTCGCGTCTCGCCGATTACTGTCGGCAGATATCAGAAGCGCACGTGGTAGACCTGTCCTTTGCGGCGCTGCCCGTGCTTGCC